GTTGCGTCAGAGGCGTTGAAATAGTATGACGCGATGAGCAGACCGGGCTTGGTGAAGGTGAGTGTGTCGCCTGTCCCTAACTGATAGTCATACTGCTCCGTGTCGGCATTCGTTGGGAGAACAATCGCCATCAGGAATACGACCAGACCGGAATGTCAGACTCATACTTCACAGGGCCACCAGCATTCTGTGAAAGTCATCCATGCCTGACCGTTCCCACGCTTCGCCACAACCGTCTTCGGGAACACGGAATGGTTCGTACCGTACCAGCGGATTATACGAAAGTCGTCAGGGTCACCATCATCGTTAATGGTCTGGTAGTCGTCGTCGTGGTACTCCATGAACACCTCGAATACGACCGACCCGTGAGCCGAAATGCGGACAACCTGTTTCGACTGTACCGCCACCATCACTCCTAACGAACAGGTGGGGCCGACTCTACGGAGCCGACCCCACCGTTGATGTTATCCGGCTTTGCGCCTATGCGCCGAGGATATCAATCTGCCAGGTGACCTCAAGGGAGTCACCGGCCTGCTTGTCGATCGCTGCTGCGAACTGATACCGAGCAATCGTGTCCGCTTCCGCTGACGTGTTGTCAGCAAGCGCCGTCTGGTTTGTCAGACACACTTCCTCGATGTCGGCGTCCGTTACGTCGCCTGCGATCCAAGTACAGACAAACGTGGCACGCCAACCTGCGCCAGCACCTTTCGTTGCCTCAGTAGGCGCTCCATCGAGGGCTTCCTGCGACCCGGAGATGTATGTGACCATCGCAGCACCGGCACCGTTCTTCGCTTCGGGTGTGGCACCGTCGTTACCGAGCTTCATGCCGGTGACGATCTCTTCGGTGTCGCCTTCGATGATGCGCTTTGCGATGTGTCCGTCACCAACATCGGTAACGAGGTTCTCGCCCCAATAGTCAGCAAGCACTACGTCGCCACGCTTGTGTACGACATGGACGTTGGCCCTCGTACCCATCTTCTCTCTTGCTGGGCGAGTCGTTAGCTTGCCCGTCAGTTTGCCGAGGACTGCAGACACGGAGTCACCAATCCCCATTTTCTCAATTCCGCTCATACAATTGCCTCCCGGCTGTAGATGTTCAGCATGTTAGTCATGCTACGAGAACTTTCAATCTTCTTCATTGATAATGTCCCTGTCCACCAGTATATCAATAAGTTCGTTACGGGTGAACTGTTCAATGACTTCAGGATCCATATCGGATACAAGTTCAGCGAATTCTACCCATACACCATGACCGGAACCTGGGCCGGTGCGCGGCGGTATCTCGATGAGCTTTGTATCGATGGGTGTTTCGGGACGAAGGGTTTCTGAGACAAGTGTGGAATCCGGCATCTCGATGTCACTGTAAGGAACTGAGTTACTCATCTGTTCAACGATTGCATTGGACTTCTGTGGGTAGCCTGTCCTTTGGTAATTACGGGAGGCTTGATTCAGTTTGTCCATCTGCTCGTTTGTGTAGATAGGGTTTTCCCATGGGTTCATGTTGATCCTTTCACTAGGTGCTGAATACCCATCATAACGCAAAGAACCGGACTGGGGTAGTCCCAGTCCGGTTCTCATGGTAGGTAGATGATTTAGACAGGATCGGCGTAGGCACCGGCTGTCTCTTCCATGCAGATAGCTGCACCACGGTGCTTGACACCGCCACCCATGTAGGCATCGTAGAACGAGTCCAACAGTGGGTAGTCAGAACGGCCAGGGTTGAGCCTGAGTCCGCGTGCTGTCGGGTTCGCATGTTGACGAATCGAAAGCACGTTCTGTGGTGACAGTTGGCCACCTGTAGCCATGGCAATGCAGAAACCAGCAGGTATGGCAGTGGACTCGATGAGAGCCGTGCGCCTGATAGTTCCTTCGATACGCCAGCCTGCACCCGTTGGGCGCTGACCGATGATAATGCCACCATGGTCGAGTATCTCGGCAACCTGCGAGGTCACTGCTGGAATGAAGTCGTCAAAGGCACGAGCTTTCACCATCAGGTCTCGAGGCAGGAACAGAAGAATCTCTCCACCAGCTCCACCAACAGCGTTATCGCCGTATCCGTGGGAGCGAAGGTCGTCTTCCATGGTCACAACATCTACTTGTGCAAATGATGCGCCTCCTGATTCCAGGTAATGCGTGTGGTTTCCATCGAACGAGAAGATGTCGTAGTCCGGTGGGACTTCGCCATCACCATTGTAAAGGCGCTTGACAGCAAGGCCTTCCTTGGCATCAGTGTAGTTGTCCTCACGGAAAAGCAACTCAAAGATGTTCGCTCTGGTCCTTGCTAGGTACGACTCTTCCACAAGCAACCGCGTTGCCTGGATCTCAACGTCAGTAGCGTCATCCAAGAATTCTTGGGTGAAGCCAACGCCGATGTCCCAGTGATCGAGTGCGTAAGCTCGCGCTACACGCTCGGTGCGGATCAGGGCAGGCTGGCCGAACTCAGTCGCTCGTTCCATGCTGGCCCTACGTGGGATCGCTACGCGTTCGGTTGTTCTCGTGGAGAGAGAACCGAAGGTACCGGCCCACAGCGAGTGCTGCTGGTTGAACACGGCAAGACGGTCGGCAAATTCATCCCAAAGGGTCGACAGGGGAGTCCCGTCAACTGTGGAACGAGGGCCAACATCTGCGCGTGCATGGTAACCATCAGGTGCATCGTCTGCACCAAAGAGGTATGGAGCCATCCCAGTGAGATACTTGGGAATAGGTCCGTACTTTGCAACATGTGCCTCTAGTACTTCATCGAAAGAAGCAGGCATGATTGTATTTTCCATTTGTGCTCCTTTCTTATGTGATATCGGTAGCTGGGGAGATGTTCACGACGAATCGCTCACCACCCTTTGCTGGGTCGTTGTTCACGACCATTCCGATTTGTTGTGTGGGTACTGATGTAGCGGAGTTCTGAACGTCGCCTACAGCCGTGGACCAAATCTTGTCACCAACCGTGAGGCCAGTGCCAACAAATTCGGCATTGGTGTAGACAGTCACAACAGCACCAGCGGCTGCAACATTGAAGTTGGCTACACCGGAATCAGCTTTGCCTTCGGGTGTCCAGATGACACCTTCAGCCAAGCCTTCTCCTGCCAACACAATATCGCCACTGCCGTCAGTTGTAACGCAAACCAGATCAGAACCCGTGCCGAACAAACCAGTAATGGCTGTATCGGATTTCACGTGACCGCGAAATCGAGCGTACACCTTGTCAGGTCTTGACATATGTGTGTCTCCTATAGGGATCTAATGATGAGTCCTTTTTGTTTGTACTCATCTTCGTACTTCTGAAGTCTTGCGTTTCTCTTCTCGTCATCCGAGAGCTTCTTGTCGTCAGCTCCACCGTCACCCGACCCAGAAGATTTCTTCTTTGCAGACTCAAAGAGTGATGGCACATCAGCCTTTACGGCTTCGAGCGCATCTCCCAAATCGTCTGACAGGGTTTCGCTGTCTACTTCTCCAAGTTCTGCTCGAACAAGCGTTTGGATTCGCTTGACTATGGCTTCGTCGGTGACTCCGGCAAAGATGACGGACCTCTCAATGGATAGACTCACTCTGTCTTCAAGAACGGATTTTCGTTCGCTCACCAGGCTGGTGCGTTCAGACTCATTTTCTTCCTTGAGCTTGTCCGCTTCAGTCTGCTGATCGTCTCTTTCCTGTCTTGTCGTCTGTACGAAAGTATCAAGATCTTCCTGCGATTCGAACCCGAGTCCTTTTCGCATGTCCTTCTTGGCTTTCCGTGAAGCCCTGGAAGCAGCTCTTGCGATCTTTGCTTCCAATTCCTTGGGGGTCATGGTGAGGGATTCAGGTTCGTCCTCTTCGGACTCATCGTCGTCGTTCTCATCATTCTCATCGGAACCGTCTCCACCCCAGAGGGCGAAAGGCCGTTTCTTCATCCGAACCTCCATTCGGTGCCTGCGTGACGATCAGGCTTCCATGCGTGTTTTGCTAGTTGCGCGCTCTAGTTCTGTGCGTATGCTAAATCACAATGATGTGATTTAGCAACTACCCAAGAGAATATACACGGTTTCGTGGATATGTGCATATCTGGGAATTGGATGATCGGTGAAAAACATGCAGCACAAATGAAACGATTGTTCCATTGTTTTTGGATGTCGAGCCACTGCGATTCTGGTCAGCGGTTTTACGAGGGATCCCAGCTGCGTCCTTGTCCATGTTCTCTTTGGCCATCTCTGCCTTCTCTTCAGCAATGCGCTTATCAAGTTCTTCCCGTGCATCCTTGATCTGTGCTTCAGTCAAGCCAATATGCTCCCATGCATATTCATGCGGTAGACCAAGTTCTATGATCATCTTGCGACCCTCTTCCAGCAACATCCCCATGAAGTGTTTCTGTGGGTTGGACCAGATGACTTCACCGTAAGCAGGAATCTCACCTTTGGCTGATCCATTGATTTGCAATGCTTCATAGATGAGTTGCCCAACACGCACCCACGGACTCTTGTACATCTCTTGGTACTTCTCCACCTTCTTCATGAGGGTGGTTTCTGAGATCTTGAGGGAGTCACCAGATGGTGCATCACCACGACCCCCTTGAGAATTGGCATTGAAGATGTAGTAGCCAGGTGTAGATGAGAGATTGGAGAACTGAGCCAATAGATGTTCGATGGCAGTGATGAAGCCCTTGAGATCTTCTGCTGGCAAGGTACCTACCGATGTTGGGAGGGCTTTACCGTCAAGGTCGACTTCAGGTTGTATCTGCCACACCTCACCGGGACGACGCTTCCAACCACCTTCAGGAGCCTCGTTGGATGAGATAATGTAAGCCTGTTGTTGGGCTGCGTAGTCAGCTGCAACCAACATGTTGATAAGGAGTTTGTTCACTGCATCTTGAATGGGTGTGAGGGTTTGGAGTTCGGAGCGGTTCTTACGACCACGGAATTCTACGACTGGGATCTGGTCGAAAGGGTTCTCGAGCGGCCATGATGGATCGCCGGTTTCTGAGGTTTCACGTTGAACCCATCCAGAGGTTTCGATC